CGATATGTAATCTTTTAATTCCTTACGCATGGCTTCGGCTTTTTGTTTAGCTTGCCATATCTCCATTGCCTGTGCTTCAACACCACTGCCTAGAGCCTTATACCAAGGTGGCTTTTGGGTTTGTCTATCTGCAAAGTCTAGGTCTGCTACTGCTCCTGCCCACTGAGACAGTTGACCACCCATGTCTTGCAAATCACGACCAACCTGTATACCCTTTTTTATTGCGTTGAAGGCTGCAGTAGCACCAGCTATAGCTGTTACTGGATCAATCATAACTACCCCCTCATTGATTGTATTAGTTTTCAGTGTCCCTGTTTGCCGTCTTTTCCACTGAGTGACGTATAGCTTTTATGTTTTCATCCATACGTCCGAGGGTTACGGCTTGGCTTTGCACCACCTTTTCTATAGCCTCTATCCTTGTTTCGTGCCGTATAAGCTCACGTTGATTATTTTTTATATTATTGTCAAGACTAGACACATACCACACAAGTGCTACGGTTTGAGCTACAATAGCCAATATAAAAGAAATAGGTACAGATTTACTTAGATGCCAACTATTGGTAGTCATTATTTATTCCTTTATTTATTATCATATATCAAACTGAAATATTTTATCGTCATAACTACTTGATACAGCCGCCATAAGAAGATACATTTTACTCCCATCAAATTTAAAAACGGGACCAGACCCTGTAGAAATTAATTTGTTTTGGGCAGGGTCTACACCCTGATTAATTTCTATAGATGTTAATTGCCTATCAAAAGAAGCCGTTGTTAAATCCCAAGGCGTAGTAAGGTTATACTGAACAACAGAAGAAGAATTTGCTCTCATACCTACCCACATTCTTTCACCGTTAGGATTAAACCATATACCCCGTTGACTATGGTTAGTTGTAGATTTAGCTGTTGTAAAAGTTCCTGTAGTAACATCCCAAGGAGTACTAAGAGTTATTTGATATGCTTTATTGTAGCCAGTAGAACCTGAACTATTTACTGTATATACTTCTTTACCACTAGGAGATATGTACAAACCTTGCACAGATATTCCTTGCATACCGTTACTAAAAGACGGACTAAAATTAGAATCTCCCCAAATTAAAGTGCCATCACTAGAGGCGGTGCTAATGTCCCAATTTGTACTTAAATCATATCCTCTAAGGCGTCTGTTGCTGGCGTTATCTATTGTAAAATATTTACTGCCATCTTCCTTAAAAAATATACCCCCAAAACTATAGCTTTCCTGAGAGCTTGACCGTACATAAGATAGGGTACTTAAATCCCATGCAGTAGACATAGAATATTGATACATGTATTGATAATACCCTGCATACAAATTTAAACCATCAGGAGAAATATAAATACTTTTATTGCTCTGATTTCCCGTAGGCTCAAAAACTACAGAAGTTTCTGCTGTAGCAGATACCCCTAGCAAATCCGCATCAAAAGCACTGACAATAGGTAAAGTAGGAAATGGAAGCATTATTGTAGTGCCTGTACCGTCAAGGAAGTAAACCCATTTATTTTCGTTACATATATAAAGAAATCATCTCCGTTTGTGGTGGTTAAATATCCTTGGTTTACAAGTTTAGTAAACCCTGATAATGTAACTGTTCCAGCAGATGAATTATTTGTCATTTGAATAACCATAGTATAATCACCTGTTGCTGTAGGTGCAGCTAAGGTAAAAGCACCGCCATTAATAATACGTTTTAAGTTACCACCTGCAGGAGAAGGAGTATACGTACCACTTGATTTAGTACCATCATCATCTGCTGTTGCTGTATAACCAGCAGTAATGTTATCGTCTGTATCTGCTTTTAATATTTCAGCATCTGCAGTTTCTTTATCATTTAATGCTGTTTGCAAGCCTGATATGTCACTGATACCAGCAGTAACTGCAGTCCACTCAGTGTTCGCATTATCATATCGAAGTAACTGTCCGTCCGAAGGAGACATAGAACTATTTACATCTGTTAAGCTAGACAAACTACTTGCACTACTACCTACTATCCACTTAGATGTAGTAGTATCATACTTTAAAATCTCTCCATTAGACGGTACTGAGGCTATGTTTATGTCAGATAAACCATTTAAACCAATGTCTATATCTGCACCACCATCAAAACTTACACCAGCAATAGTTCTTGCTGTCTCCAGAGTAGCTGCTGTGTCAGCATTACCTTCAAGGTTTGCTACAAGTGTACTTACAGTGTACCCTGTAGCACCTGTATCTACTGTTGTGGAAGAAGTTAGGTCTTGTAGAGTATTATTAAATAGTTTCCACTTAGAACTATCACTAGCATCTCTAAATAAACCAGCACGTCTTATAGCACTATTGCCATAATATGTACCAAAGATACCTACATCTAAAGAATCTGTAGATGTATTAGCTCTTGCTAGTTCTATTAAAGAATCTTCTACAGAAAGATTTGCTGTATCTATAGTAGTCATAGTTCCCGATACAGTTAAGTCACCACCTACTATAACATTACCTGAAGTTGTTACCGCACCAAAATAACCATGATTCCAAGAAGTACTTCCATCGCCTATGGTACGAGAAGAACTATCAGGAATAATGTTAGAAGCTACTTTTGAATTGAGAACTACTTGATCAGCAGCAGCATCATTGCCTAATGTTGTGTTACCATTAACTGTAGCATTGTTAGCGAATGTTACATTAGCATCATTGAATGTGGCGGCTGTAGTTTGGCTTGATCCACTTTTAATTACAAGCTGCCTATTAGAACCTATATTAGAATTAAATGATCCAAAAACAGTACCACCGTCTTTGAGTATTACATCTCCACCGTCAGCATCTAAGTTTATATCTCCTGCCGCATCCAAAGTAAGATTGCCACTAGTTAAACTCAAAGTAGTAGAATCTAAAACAAAATCATCTAGCTCTAGTCTACTTAGTGTGGTAGTTCCTGTAACATCTAAGGTTCCAGCTATTGCTGTGTTACCAGTAGTATCAGCCACGGTAAACTTATCTGTGTCCATAACAAGACCACCATTAAGTGCGGTTTCACCTGTTACTGTTAGCTTATCATCTAAGGTTGTTTCATCTGTAATGTCTACCTTACCTGAAAAATCTACGTCTGCTGCTGTAAACGTAGCTGCTGTAGTTGTACCAGACTTAATAACAATATCATTTGTACTACTCTTTTTTACTATGCCACCAATGTTTGCCGTATTTTGTTGCAGTAAAATACCAGAACTAACAATCCCATTAATAGTTAAAGTGTTACTAGAAACTAAGTTATTATCTGTTAGTATTAAACCAGCATTATCTCCTGCATATACAGTGTGAGCTTTTAGAATACCGTCAAAGTACGCATCTTTAAACTGTGCTCCACTTGAACCTACATCTAAAGTGTTTGTTGTTTTTGGTAGTACACTAGTTGCCGATACAACAAGGTTTTGCTGCGGTCCTATTTTTTCAATAGCCGCACCACCGCCCGTTACAGTAGGGTCGTGGGTGTGTCCATCTACTGAACTAAAGGCAGTCTTAATGGCATTAAACTCGTTATCAAGATCATTAGCATTAATAACATTACCATTAGAAATGTTATCATCATTGTCCTGTCTTATATACCCGTTATTTGACATAGTTTTTCCTTATTGTCTGTCATTCTGAGCGTACTCTATTACAGCAGTATCAAGAGTAAATGTTGGATTAGTTGTATTATCTACAATACGTAACGCTACAGTTTTACCCGACCCTATAACATTTGTGTTATATATATTATCTAATTCACCACCATAACTAGCTGTACCATAAATAGCATTAGATGCACCATATACAAACACAGATGTACCTGTTCCTACGAGTTGCTGTGTTGGCGGCTGTACTGTACCTGCTTCGACTTTCGCATCAAAATCGTATTTAATGTTAAAGTCTAGTGACATTGCTCCAGCAGGTTGAGCATACAAAGTCATTTTGTAAAACGTTTTTCTTGTTTGTGGGTCTGTTATAGGCATATAAGGAGACTCATATATAGCTTCTATATTAGACCCATCAAAGTTAGAACCTGTATCCATTATATAAACGTACCCATCTTCATTTGAAAATGCTACAGTTTCTATATTATTAACATACCTACTGTCTGCTACTGTTGCCTTTATGCCCTGTGTAGTTGCCCAAGAAAAGCCTCCTGCACCTTGTGATACATACTTTGTTGTTATTAAACCTTTAGCCACAGAATCTGTTTCATTTTCAATATACGAAAATAGTCTATATTGTGCTTTTTCACGAAGAATGACAGAGCAAAAATTAGATGTTATGTTTAATAAAGTACTAGCATCTTTTTGTATTTTATTAGAGGCTACGTCTAAGGCAAAGTCACCTATACGATCTGTTGCACTTAATAGACGTAAACCATCAGGAGCAAGATACATAATGTCACCACCAACTTCTTGTATCGTATTACCGTCTATGCATCCTGTTCTAGTTGTAATAGGAGATATGGTATAGTCTGCAGAACTAGAACCTCGTAAAGCGGAAATAGTATCTTTAGTAAATATTATAAGTTGATCCCTAAAAACAATAAGACCTGTTATATTTTGGCCTACAAGTTTATCCCCACCTAAACCTGCCTCAAAATTATCTACTGTTTCTGGGGCTGAATATACTAACACATTGTTTACAGCATAAAAAGCGGCATTCTTATATATAGCTACGTGATCTGCACCTGATATTGCTGTAGAATTTGCTGAAGTTAAAAATGTAAAAGAATCTCCCGATGTACTGTATATTGCTGGATAGTTTGCCCCGTCTACAAATATAGTATTATCATATCCCGAAAAATTGTACGTGGCACTTCTTACTTTACCACCTACCCCTACTGCTACCCCTGAGTTATTTGCAAAAGGTGTCCACGCATTACTTCCCCCAGTGTTTAAAAAGTATTCAGTTTTATTACTGCTGTTTTTTCTAGCGGCAATAATTTTACTAGAGTTAATTACCTTAAGGGCTAACGTTGGGCCTGTACCTGCTAAAGCATTTGTAGAATACTTCTGATACCCAAGTATTTTAGAGTAACCACCCTCTGTATTAGGTTCAAAGTTTTGCAAAATAGTAGCAGAACCAACAGCATTTATACCTTGCTGAAGTTTACTGAGATTAGAAATAAGCCCACCTCTAAACTCTATAGGAAATGTTTGCCATTGGGTTGCCATTAATAGTGAACTCGTGTATCTCTTATGTAGTCTGTACGGTTTATATTTATACTACGTAAGTGTTTTATACTTTGTTGAAACTTTACAAAGGACTGTTGTGATGATTGATTGTCGCCCCTAAACTGGTATGCGTAGTACATAGCGCCATCAACAATAACGTGTCTATGCTGCTCTGGTATACTAGGAACATCGCTGTGTAGCTCTAGATTAAAACCTAACGTGTAGTATTCATATACTACTTCATATGCTTTATCTGGAGAGGGGTATACAAGTATTTCTTTACTAGGTGCACGGATTATATATCTAGGAACACCTCTTATATCAGTACTTGAGTTATACTCTATATCCGCATGTTTGTCAAGATATTCTTCATATGTCATTGATTTTAATTTAATAGTATCTACATTTAATGTAGTGTCCCTTTTTATTCTAAAGCTATTCATGTTTACCGTTTTACAATCTGTAGGTAATCCATACCTAACTTCACCTGCTAGTAAAACTTCTGTTTCTTCTGCATGGTTCCAAGGCCACTCAAACTCTTCATGGTGTATATGTCTAATAGAAGAGTTAATAGCCTCTTTAGCAAAACTATAAAACCCCGTAGCTGTAGCAAAATTAGTTGTGTTTAATTCTACTTCGTTTAACCTTCGGTTAACATCGTTAACTATACCCAAGAAGTCGTATGCCATATTTTATTTCTCCCTAATACGTAAAAATATAGATCGCTCGTATGTAAGAGAACTAGCTGTAGTTATACCACACGTTATTTTATAACGTAAGTTATTAGTTCCTAAAGATAATCGTATCGTAGATACTGTGTTTGTATTTGTTCCTGTAACAAACTGCAAACCATTAACAGTATCAGCATCTGCTACTTGTGTCTTTACATCAGAAGCATTATCAATATACCATGTAACAGAAGCAATAGTATCCGTGCCTAAAAATCTAGACCAATCTACACTGTAATCTATTGTTTCATCTTTATCTTTATCGGGCCACTTATATGCCATGTAGTTTCCTCTATGCTGCTATGAACACTGTTTTAGCACGTGCGTCTTCTGCTAGTATGTGTACTGTACGATTTTCTTTTTGTATGTACACAGTATTTACTGAACTTAATGTGTGTAAAAATACAACATTATTTTCTTTTTGTACAGTAACATTATAGTCTGTATCCTGCCCTAGAATATATACTACTCTTTGTTTACTGTAATCTTCTTGGCTGTAATCAGTAGAGTTCTCTACTATTGTAACCGTACCGACAGAACTTGTCAAGACATTTAATGTTACAGGTACAGTTGTATTAATACTTAAAGGCTGACCCGTTAAAGTAAATGAACCTTCACTTACAGGTCTACTTGTATTAAATACAGCATCCTGTCCATTGACACTAAAGGTAGCTGTAGCAGGTATAATGCCCGGTAGATACTCTAGTGTAGCAGTTTGTCCTGTTAGGGTAAAGGAACCAACTTGCGCTAGTTCAGATATTCCTCTGTCAATTTCTTGACCTTCTAGTGTAAATACACCAGCTTCTGGGTACAAGTTAAGCGACTTAATAAAGTCTGTGTCTTGACCAGATAATGTAAAGCTGCCTGTATCAGCACCAATAGCTCTTATTAGATCAGCACTTTGACCTGTAGTTGTAAAGCTACCTTGATCTGCTGCTACGTTTAGTTGCGCATTAACATTTGCAGCTTGACCTGTGTAAGTAAAATCACCTACCTGTACTGCACCTGTCACGCCTATTACAAGAGCCTGTCCTGTTAGGCTAAATGTATCTGCAGATGCAGATATAACTCTGTTAATATTTAGATCAGAGTCTTGGCCTGTTAGGGCAAACGTTTCACTTACTGTACTCTCTACTACAGACTTAGTTAGATTTACATCTTGTCCTGTTAAAGAGTAGCTATTGCTTTCGACAATCTCAACAATGTCAGCATTAGCATCTTGACCCGTAAGTGCAAACGTACCTGTGTCTGCAACAAGAGCCTGTACTTTTCTAGGATCAGCATCTATGCCAGTTAGAGTAAATGTACCTGCGTCTGCTGTGACATTAAGCTGCGCAGATATACTGGCATCTTGTCCTGTTAAGGTAAAGCTGCCAGCCTGAGCAGTGCCGTATAAGAAGCTGTCTTGACCTGTGAGACTAAACGAACCTGTATCGGCTGTGAGTATTTGACCTCTGATAAGATCATCCGCAGCCTGTGCTGTAGCGGTAAATGTACCTGCATCTGCAGATAGAACACTATCAACGTTTAGTATAGAGTCTTGACCAGTAAGAGTGAAGCTACCTGTAGTGACTTGCTCTACTGTATTGATATTTAGTACAGAGTCTTGTCCTGTAGTAGTAAATGTACCTGCATCTACGGCTAGAGACTTACTCTCAATAAACTCTACGTCTTGACCAGTAAGAGTAAAGCTACCTGTGTTAGCCAAGAAGTTATCTTGTACAGACAGGTTAGTTAGAGTAATACCTGTAAGAGTAAAGCTACCGTGAGTTACATCTACACTGCGTACAGATGTTAGAGTAGATGCTTGACCTGTAAGTGCAAAGCTACCACTGGCTGCTGTAATTTGATATACAACACCAATGGCCCCATCATCAGCAAGTGGAGCAGATGCTAATGGGGAAAAGCCTAGCATTTAGTTTTCCTCGTCCTCTAATCAAAAATCTGCGCTGAATGTACTGTCTGTTTCATTTATTTATTCCGTTGGTTCCACGACCCACCGCCAACAGCAGCTCCATCAAGGGTCACACTGCCACTGGTAGCACTGATGTCATTCGTCTGATGGTTTATCGTTAGGCTCATTGTTTATACCGCCGTTGATCCGTCCATGTCAGACTGAGCCATAACCCAAGCATAGCACTTATCTAAGAATGTTGAGCCTGATGCAGCTTCGATGTCTGTGAGGTTTGCGTTGTAACGCTTAAAGTCTACCTCACGTGTATCATCTGTGGGTGTTGCTGTAGCATAAGCTGACAGGTCAATCATCACGGTGAACTTTGGGTCTGACCCACGTTGACGTGACACAGCCGCTGTCACGATGCGGTAGTAAGCGTTATTAAATGCAATGCCGTACTGACTTGCACCTTCTGCGATGTTGTGTTGTATAGCCATTTGATTTCTCCTTTTAGGCGTAGGTTACTTCAGATGTATGGATCGTAGCGACCCAGCGAATGTTTGTTGATGCTGCACCAGTTACTGTGATTGCTAGACCACCGTTTGTTGTGTCAGCACTTAGAGCCATGCCCCAAGATGGTGTGTTGTCTAGGACTGTTGTTGCACTGTTGACTAGCACTGTTGTACCAGCAGAACCTTCCCTGCGGATCAAGCCCTCTACCTTCCATGCTGCACTTGCTGTACCATCACCCGCCTTTTGACGGGCTACAATGGTGCCGTGGAATGCATATGCGCTATTGTTGGGTAGGATGATTTGGTTAAGAGTATCCGCAGTGGTGCTGCCATCTGATGTTAAAACAACGGGTGATCCACTTGTCGAAGCCATCCGCAATATAAAAGTACCAGCTTGAACATCACCGTTTGTTGTAAATCGTCCTGAGCCATAAGCAAGTTTTCCTTTTATTTCAGACTTAGCATTATTCCCAATAGCAACAGAATAAAACTGTGAAGCAAGATTACTAGCGCCCAAAACAAGAGAATAACCACCCGTAGCATCACTAGCACGGCCAAAAGCAGAACCACCATTTGTTGCTTCACAATTTGCCCCAACAGCAGCAGCGAAATTGCCACTTGCAACAGTACCAGCGCCAATAGCAACAGTGCTGCCGCCTGATGTTGCTTTTGCGTTTGCTCCAATTGCAATATTACTATAACCACCAGCGCCATAACTTGAGGTGTTATTGCCTATGACTGCTGCAAATGAGTCTTGTCCGTTAGCATACGCTTGACCTATTGCTGCGGCATATGCTCCACTACTCCCAACTGCCGCATTAAAACCTATCGCAGAACTCAGATTACCTGCGGAAGAAGCGGATGCCCCAAATGCAATACTTGATCCACCACCTGATACAGCATTTTTGCCAAGCGCCACACTATTAGTGCCACTAGCAGAGGGCTGAGTGGATGAGCCATCATAATTGTCAGCGTAAAGGTCAGGGTCGCCCCCGCCACCACCGATTGCTGTGCCACCTAATAATAAACTTGTACCATCAGAGCTAAGTGTAATACCGCTGCCTGAGCCTGTGTGATCTAATTCAACCTTACCCATTATGCGTATGTAACCTCGCTTGTATTGACTGTGGCAACCCACCTAATGTTTGTGCTTGCTGCGCCAGTGACCTCAATCTTTAAGCCGCCATTTGTAGTGTCTGCCGACAAAGCAATTGCCCATGCTGATGCACCTGATGTAGCGTATAATTTATTCTGAATGCCATTGCCCAACACAGTCGATGCAGCATTAGCATCACGCAGCAATGCACCCTTGATTTCCCATGAAGCATAGTCTGACCCAGCCGCTGCGCTTTCACGGGCAATAATTGTACCTGAAAAGCTGTAAGCAGAGTTGTTGGGCAGGATGACTTGGTTTGTTGTCCCTGCCGTACTTTTATCGGTTGTTAGTGCTTCAGCGGTAGCATCTGTGGTGTCAGACCGCAAAACACGCTTGGCTGTTTGTGCATCGCCTCTGCTAGAAAAATCACCACTGGCCCATACGTCTTTACCATGATTATCATTGGTATCAGCATCATGTCCACCTGCTCTTGAATAAGTAGCTAACGCACGATTATTGCGACCGCCTCCTATAAAGGAATAGCCCCCTTCTGCTTGGTTCATCCAGCCGCCTACGACAGCAGCTTGCCCACTGGTAACTAGATTACTATCACCGCCCCAACATAAGGTATCAGTTGCAGTAGCTTTATTAAGATAACCACCTGCCATACTATAAGAGCCAGTAGCGCCATAAGAACTTGTGTTATTAGATATTACTGCCGCAAGGCTGTCTGCACCCCCCGCCCGTGCGTTAGAAAGAGCAACTGATCCGCTGCCAGCCGCCGTAGAACCACTACCATTTGACCCACTGCCTATGCTTGTCGCATACGTTGCAGTGGCGACATTGCCATTATTACCAATCGTGATTGACCTGTCTGCCGAGGCTGAGGAATTTAACCCAATCGCTATACATCTGGTAGAAACCGCTTGCGCCCCTTTTCCAAGAGCTAAAGAATTAAGACCAGTTGCGTCAGTATCATTCCCCAATGCGAAAGCATTATCACCAGAGGCTACGGCTGTATCTCCCATAGCCACAGCATTTGTACCACTTGCGACAGGAGTAGTGGCAGAGGAAGCATTGTCACGATAAAGATCAGGGTCACTACCACCACCACCAGCATCTGCAAACGTAACAGTACCTGAACCATTTGTCGTAAGCACCTGATTGGCACTGCCGTCAGCCGTTGGTAAGGTGTAAGTACCGCTGATCCTTACGGTGTCTGTTGTGCCGCCTAAAGCAATTTGATTTGCTGTTGTGCTTGTTGCAGTGTCGCCAATTGCAATGCTATTTGTCGCAGTCGCTTTTGAAAGCTGCCCAATAGCAATACTATTAGCACCAGTTGCGCCGTAGGATGACGTGTTGTTAGCAATGACTGCTGCAAAAGCATCAGTCGCTGAGACATAACTCGTCCCCAATGCGACCCCTGATGTTCCTGCATTGACGGTCGCATTATCACCTAGAGCGACTGCTTGAGATGCTCCACTCGTTACGTTAGCTTGCAGACCAAGTGCAATTGACATTGCTCCTGCGCAAGTTGCATAATGACCAATTGCGTAACTATCATTTGCAGAAACAGTAACATTATCACCGATACCTACAGCATCATTTCCTGTTACACTTGGTGCAGTACCATTACTGTAATTTTCTACAATCATTGTAAAACTTGAGCCACCACCACCGATTGCTGTGCCATCTAAAAGAAGGCTAGTGCCGTCCGACGATAGTGTAATTGCACTACCTGATCCTGTGTTATCTAAATTAACTGAACCCATTAGTACGTTACCTCCGTAGTGTTCACGGTTGCCACCCACCTAATGGAGTGTGATGCCTCACCTGTTACTGTGATTGCCACCGCACCATTTGTTGTGTCTGCTGAAAGAGCAATACTCCAGTTTGCAGCGCCCGTGCTTTCACTAATTTTGTTGATGTTGTACGAGCCAAGGGCTGTCGTTGCCGCTGTTGCTGCTCTGACTGCACCACCTTTGATTTCCCATACAGCAAAGTCGTTTGTTTGCGCTGAGTTTTCACGAGCAATAACTGTACCTGTAAAGCCATAAACTGAGTTGTTGGGCAAGACTACTTGGTTGTTAGTAGATGCAGTATTATTGTTTGTTGTCATGGCTTCAGCAGTTGCATCTGTAGTGTCTGAACGGAAGACAAAACGACCGTTTTGTGCATCACCATTTACGGAAAATCTACCACCAGCATGGGACATCTTACCCCAAATACCCTGTGTGTCTGAGTTGCCACCTACAGCAAGGGCCACCCCACCTGTTGCTATGTTTGTGTACCCTAATGCAACATTGGGTCGAGATGATACAGTTGCGCCTGATGTGTTCCCCCTACCAATCGCAACCCCATAGTCACCGCTAACAGTGTTGGCATCACCCGCACCAAAAGCGCCGTAGGCCGTCACGTTATTCAATGAACCAATCGACGTAGAATAGGTATTTGTCGCTTTGGCTTGATACCCAATCGCCACGCTATTAGCACCAGTAGCACCGTAAGACGATGAGTTAGTCGATATAGCCGCTGCCAAGCTGTGACTACCCGATGTACGGCTATACGGCAAAGCTGTACTGTATGTCCCTGCTGCTCTTGATGAATGCCCTAAAGCTGTTGCAAAATTTGAAGTGCTTTCAGCCTGAATACCAAAAGCACTACCTTGGTATCCCGCAGAAGCATCGTAACCAACGGCTGTAGCCCATGAAGCGGTAGCAGTAGTATTATAACCTATAGCTATATGACCATAAGTAGTAGTAGCATTATGCCCAATGGCGATTTGATAACTTTCTGTAGTAGAGCAATCTGAAAGACTACCAATAGCAATTGAACTTGTTCCATTTGCATCTGCACCTGAACCAATAGCTATCGACCTTGTTCCGCTTGCTGTGGGATCAGTAGAACCTGTTGTTTCCGCAGCATAAAGATCAGCGCCACCTCCACTAGCAGTCGCAAAAGTAACTGCCCCTGAACCATCTGTGGTCATTACCTGACCTGATGTGCCATCTGAAGTAGGTAAAGTGTAGCTATTGCTTATCCGTATGCCACTAAGGAGGGACTGAAGGGTTGTTGATCCCGCATCATTCATTAGGCGCAAGTCACCCGCCCTAAAGTTTAAGTTTCCAGTGCCTTCTTCAGTTATGTATGTACCTGCAGTCGCATGGTGATAAATTTTCAAATCATTTCCATCACCAAATGTAAGCATATTTGTAGTAGTGCCGTTGCTATCACCAAAGTTTATGGCCTTAGAGTTTACATCAAGATCACCGCCAAGTTGTGGAGTAGTGTCTTCAACAATATTAGAAAGTCCACTACTTTCAAAAGAATAACCTAAGCTAGTCCATGCAGTAGAGCCATCACCAATTTTTAACTTGCCTGTATCAGTTTCATAACCTTGCTCACCCTGAGAAAGTGTGGGGTTACTGCTAGTCCAGTTAGAGGCAGTGTCTCTACGTATTTGTATTTTATTTGCCATTAGGCAGAACCCCCATCAATATCACCCAGAGTAGTGTCGTAGGTAGAAGCTGCTGCACCACCATCAATAAGTCTATCTATAATATCATCTGCAGTAGCGGTTACAAAAACCTTTGCGTTACCAGATAAGTTAATAGCATTATTGGAGTTAGAGCTTTCTGTAACCACCCTAGTTAATGTTGTGCCTGATGCAGTATATACACCAGTTCCTATCTCAAAAGCTGTAGAATCTTCAATCGTATATCTTATAGTAGTACCGTCAGTCACCCCTGCAGAAGCAAAACTTTGATAGCCAGACTCAGCACTGCCCAATGTTATTGTGCCAGTACCAGTAGTGCTAGTTCCCATTTTTGCTCTATTTACAAGAGTGACCATCAGTTAAATCCTATGTAAGTTGGATTACACCATTAGTAGCATTAAAGTCTACAGTGAAACTATCGCCATCGTTTAGTGTAAGAGATGAACCATAATCATAGTAACCAACAATAGGATCAGCAGGTGCTGTTACCGTATCATCATAAATATAAATATAACGGAACGGGCCAGTTGATCCACCCGTCGATGTCAGTGTGATGTCGGAAAGAACTAACTTATATGTGCCGCTTGCCTGTGCAGATGAAGTAGTTGTAATACTACGGGAAGATAAATTACTATAACTTACCTGTGTAATATTACTTAATGTACCATTACCATCTGTTGCAGGGTTAGGTGACTCAGATGCAGGTGCTGTATTAGACAGTGCAACTACAAACTGATCGGACTCTAGGTCCATATTATGAACTGCGTTCTTAACGAAGTCATTTACTTTATTAAACGATGCCATTTTGTTTACTCCTTATGCAATACGTATTATGGCGTTAGATGCGTCTGCTGTGGGAAACTGTATTGTAAAATCCCCATTGATAGATTTTTTAGTACTACCAAAAGCTATTACAGCGATAGCCCTATTAGATTTGGATGAGTTATATATGATACACCCATCAGCAGAAACAGTTACAGATGACCATGTTGTATTGTCATAATCGACTATGGCAGTAGAACCACTTAAAGTGATAGAGGGATTAGCAAGGGTATTACCTGTTGCTGTGTACCCTACTCCTACAGCTTCGTCGGAATTTCCTGTAACGTCTGAATAGTTAGTTGTACCTGCATTATATGTACCTGTTGGAGATACTTTAATTAATGCAACCTTTATTGTATCGGTGTCCAAATCATGTGTACCACCAAGCAGTTCTTGTTTAAATGTGTTACAAACCGCTGTTGTAATTCCCATGTTTAAACCTTTTATAGATAAGTGGGCCACAATTAAGCAGCCCACTTAAAGTTTTAAAGTTACGCCAAGTTATACTTAGCAGTAACAAGAGCTTCTGGACGAAGAATCTTGCGACCATATAGATGCATACCACGAACAATGTCAGCAAAGCTGTCAGGATCACGGTAAGTTTCAGTCTTGTTGATCTGCTCGGCAGTAGCAACGGCTGAACTGTGACCAGCAACAATAACACCATAGTTAGTGTTTTGGTTGGCTGTTCCAGTAGTAGCAGCACCAGTACCTACAGATGGCAAGTTATTTGAAACGTACACGTTAAAGCCGTGGAAGTTTTTAATAACCAATCCGTTTTGTAGACCAGAACCACCGAAGTCGGCGTTCAAGAAACGTGAATCTTCATCACGAAGAACTTCCATCATCACTGGGTCAATTACGATCCAACGACCTTGGGTGTCTACGTTTTGAGAATCCATCAAACGACTCATACGAGCTACAACCATTGCTGGTGAAGCGGTTGCGGTTGGCAGTGCAGTAGCACCGGGCAAACGAGCAGCAACTGGAATTGAGTGGTCGGCAGCACTTGTAGTAGTGATGTTACCAAAGTCACCCTTTTTCAGTTTATTGGCAGCAAGCAATTCGTCTGAACCTGCAGATGTGTTTGCTTTAGTGCCGTTAACTGTGTCGTTTACTACACCTGCATTTGCATGAAGTGCAGACTGTTTGTAACCTGACAAGTAGCCAAGAACATCTTGGTCATACTGATCAGCCAAACGATACGCAGCACGATCACTTGCAAGACTTTGGAAGTTTACGTGCGAATGAGCTTCTTCAATATCGTCAATCTTGAAAGCAAAATAGTTAGCTTTATCAATTGTCAATGAGAAGTCGTTATCACTAAGGTCTTGAGTTGCAATAGTTGTACCACGTAGGTACGCTGTTACTGAAATCTCAGGTTCTTTAATGATCTTAACTGAATCACCCATCTGGGCAATCTCTCCGAAATAATCAGAGTTAGTAATAGCTTCACATACTGCAGATTTGCGAAAAGCAAGTTGCACCTGTTTGCTATAAATGACGGGCGAGAAATTACCATTAGGTAAGTTTGAGTAGCCCGAAGCCTTTCCAAATGCCATTTTAATTCTCCTTTAGCATAAAGATACAGATGCAAACCTTCAATCGTTACACAGAGGCTAACTCTACTAGGGTGCACTATTATAAGCATTGGCCTATGCTTAATCAAGTGGGCCATGAGACATTAGGTTGTCCGAAAGCGTATTGTTGTTTGCGTAGGATAGTTAAGGTATAGTGTGGGTAACTATAATAGGGCCACACTATACGATTGTACACATAGTTATACCAGAATATTTCTATATGTCAATAGGTTTTATCGGGCAGAACCCGACATATCGTAAATAAATTTGCCTGTACGGATAGCTTCCATAATGACATCAGCAGATTCTTCGTATTGGTGAGGTGTCATACTGTTAACGTCACTCTCTTTAAACACACCAGCTTCACTACTTGTATCTGGCTGACTTCTACTATTACGACTATTTACTGATCGTGCCGCATCTTTTGCGTCACTAGTCTTTTTGGGTTTAATATTCATATCTGTTTTATACAGATCAATTGCCCTAGCAGCAGAACGAGAATCATGGTCATTTTCATATAGGGCATTTTGTACCCACTTAGGTTGCTCCTCTGCCCAAGTATGGAACTCATCACTGTCACGAATCTCACCAAAGTCAGGATGAATTTTCATCAATTCAACTTCAGCTTTCTCACGAGATGCAGTAGCTTTCATCTCATCAATTTCTTTTACACGATCCTCTAGTCCAGCAGATTGCTCACGTGCCTTTTTAATTGCAATAGTTTCTACAATAGCTGCTACATCTGGATACTGTATAGCCCAAGCCTCAATGTCTTCGTCAGACTTAGGTAGTTTAATTTCTTTTTGGGTTACTTCTTTAAGTTGCTTTTGAACCTCATTAAATTTTTCTTCCCACTCTTTTTCTTTTTCCTGCACGTGGCGTCGAAGATCACCATACCGTTTCTTAAAACTTTTTTCTTCCGCATTGGCTGGTTCAGCTTCTTGAGGTTCTTCCTCTTTAGCTTCACCCTTTTGCTCTGCGATAAGCTGTTCTAATTCTTCTTCTTCTTTTTTAATCTTTTCTTCGTTGCTGTACTTACGATTTGCAAATGCAACTTTCTTTTCAGGCTGTACTTCTGAAGCCATAGTATTAGTATCTGACATTATAGTTCCTTAAACTGGGGCCACCGTAGCCATGTTGGATGGGGGATGAGTAGCCAGCATATCTAGCATTTAGTATCGGGTTGCTAGTCCACCCTTCTTTTTGCCGAATTGTTTTTTAATCCAGCCACCAAGACCACCAGACTCATCTGTTTTCTTTGCAGATATTTTATCTTCTGGGTCTTTCCCTGTTTTTTCTATATCGTTTTGTCGCCTATTAGCAGTGGCAATAAAGTGTTGGGCTAATGCAGGATTACTTCTAGCCATATCTTTTTCCCATTCAGCGAGATTAGCATTAAAGTTTATTTCTGTATTGGGATTAGATTGATCTAACCTATTACTTTTTGAGCCTGTATCCCTTTTAGGTTTAGCTGCTTTTTCTTTAGGTGCTTTTTCTTCTGCTGTTTCTGTTGTATATTTTTTACCTTTATAGGTAAATGTTTTTTTATTTTCTTTTCTATTACGAGCAAATGCCTCACCAAAAGTTTCTTCTTTAGGGCGTAAACTACTCAACTTTTGTTCTACACTTGGTAGTTGCTCACGACCACGAGGATCAGCATAGTCGTTATAATCTACTTTAGCAGCACGTTTAGCTTCATTAGTAGGTACGTAACCTCTATCTGTAGTTACCTCACTAACAGGCTTAACAGTTGGTGCTGTTGCAGGTATACTAAGTGGGGGCCGACCAAATGAGTTTCTTCCTCTTACTGCTGGACCTGTTTGTAGTGCAGACGCATCTGTTTGAGGTTCAGGTACATTAGATGCATCTTCAGCATCTTCAGCACGTCTGCGATCAATATCACTCATTACTGTATTTGCATTTGCAATTGTGGCATCAATATCTTGCTTTAGTACTCTGGTTTGAGCATCTTTATCTAATAGTCTTAATGCTTTATCTAGTAATGAAGTGTTTTCTTTCGAGCCTTCTGGAGCTGGTACAACTTTTTGTGGTGCAGTACCACGACCAAATGCAGCTAATGTATTTGCTGTATCTTGTCGTTCAAATGGATCAGCACCAGTAAATCTTCGTGATATACGTGGGTCAGCAGGTACAGGACCATAAGAAGGTGTGCCAGTGTCTGTATCCATATACTCAGGCACAGCAGAAAAACTAGGTGGTACAGGGGCTAGTTGCATATCCGTAGTTACTACATCTGTTTTTCTAGGCGGTGCATTTACTATAGATTCAACAGGTTGTGTTGTTGTAGGCTGTTGTCTATATTGACTAGCTGCATCTAAACTACCTACATATGCATCAGTAACAGGTGCAGGTTGTTGTGTTAGTTCTACCTGTGGTGTAGCCGACCCATCACCATAAAATGCCTTACGAATTTCTGGGTAATCCTTGCGATACTTTTCGTCTGCATCTGATACAAAATTAGGGTCATTACTTGCTACATCATAATCACCGCCTGTAAAACTGTCTCCCCCTTGGCTTGAAGCAAGTCTTTGTGTTAAATAATTACTTGCATCCATTGCTGCCTCAGTTGGTATAGTTGCTTTACCACCATCTAATTCAGATTGCTTTGGTCCAGATATTAATTGTGGAGATATTGCACTATCTATTTCAGGTTCTTCTGCAACAGGACGTGCTCGTGGTCTAAGTGAAACTTCTACAGCACCACTTTGTACGTTTGCATTAACAGACGCAATTACCTGCTCTTCAGGTACACCAAGTACATTAGCAATCCCATCAATAATAGGGTCAAGGAAGCCTAGCATACCAGACTTAGTTAACTCTTCTTTTGCGGCAGTAAGTGTAGTTTTATATTCTGCAGACAGGCCACCTCTAGCAAGGGCAGCATCAATAGCAGCTACAATATTTTTATCTTGATGTCTCATCATCAGATTACCAGCTAGACCTACTGGCCCCATTAACATCATAGCACCTTTTGTTATTAGTCTAGATGTTCCTGTAACACTACCTAGCTCATCAATTAATTTATCTGTAGACATAGAAGCCCAATTTTTAGCTTCTGGTGGCTTTGGCTTTAAAAAGTCTGGTACTTCATATGTATCTTTTTCTTGAGCTTGGGCTATTTCATTTACCTTAGATGCCACTTCATTTGTATTAGCAGAAGAGTCTTCCGCTGTATATAATGTGTAACCATCTGGAATTGGAAATACAGGTGATCCACCAATAAAGGGCATAAGAACACTTTTACCTTCTTCATTACGGTACTCTTTAAATGATATTTTACTTTCACCCATAATACCACTAAAATCTAAATTAATGGGTTCTGGTGCTTCTCTTTCTGGCAACAGCCTACGTGTAGTTTTAAACACAGGCTGTTGAGCATCTTGATCTGTTGGTTGCGCATACGTAGGTTGTTGCTCAGTACGTCTGGCTGTAGTTGATCGTCTTACAAATCCACCATCTGCCATCTCTAATTCTTCACCAGTATCACCAGCAACTACAATAAGATCAGCCATACTAAACGGCATATCGTCAGGCATAGTGGCTTCATCACCATTACCCATTTGACCCATGGCATCCATACGTTTCAAACCCATCTTAGCTTCTTGACGCATTTGCATTAGTTTATCTAGACCAATGTACCGTGTTACATCTTCAGGAAAAACAAACTCACCTTCACTGACCATAGCAGGTACATCGTCACGAACACCCTCCTTAGTCCCACCAATAGGAACTTCATTCCCAGATACTTCGTCTACTTCACCACCCTCATCTCTTAGGCCACCGTCTTCAAAAATTTCCATTTGTTGTTCTAGCATTGGGGTTCCACCTTGGTTAAATTTTAAACTATCACTGCGTTTACGTGCAGCTTGTTCTGCCTCTTCTTTATTTTTATGTACACTAGTAGGCTCAATAAGACCTGCTTCTAACATAAGTATTAGTGTATCATCGTCGTATCTATGACCCTCGTGTATACTAGGAATATTTATCCACTGACCTTTGTATTTAAAAGTAGTAGATTTTTCAGACACCATTTCACCTTCAGGAGTTTCATATACATCCCTTCCTGCCTGTGTTTTTTTATTTGTTTTTGTACCTACCACACCGCCTTCTTTAAATCTAAAAGCATCTGTTTTTGGGTCATACTCAAAGTTAGTAATGTCTATTTCTAAAGCATTTGATTTACGAACCCGATTAGGTTCAGTTAAATCAGGGTACGTTAATTCCTTTGTTTTAGTTTTAAGGGCATTATTTGTTTCATTGTTTAGTTGATTAATAGCTTTTTTTACTGCGTCTTTATATATAGTTTTAAATACGCCTTCATAGTATTCTTGTGCTAATTCGTTTACAGTACCCTCTTTAACTGCTTTGTTATATTTTATAACTAAGGGGTCTGTTTCTTGTAGGCTAGAAATAGTCATTTGAAAATTGTCTAGTCTTTGTTTTGCAATTTCTTTATAATTAGGAATAACTATTTTAGTAATGTTGTTTTGTTTTGCGTATGTAATATTTGCTAAAAGAAGTTTTTTTACATATTCAGTTCTAGTAGCAATAGGTAGCTTTTTAACATCTGCTTGAGTAGCTTCTTTGCCGTATATCGAACCTACAGTATTTTCAATCTGTCTAAATAAATCTTTTGCTTCATTTTCTAATTGTTGATCTGGTTCTATTTGATATTCGCCTCCAGAGTTCCAATCACCTTCACCCCGTGAAGTATCTGAAGATTTTCTAATAGCATCTAAAGAAACTGTATCTATATCTTTACCTTGTGCATCAATATTGTGTTCTTCTTTTAATTTTTTTATTAAACCTTTTCTAAAACTATCATCTTCTCTTACTTTTTTTAGTTCGTCTAATCCCTCTAGTCTGTCAGGGCTATACATATCATAGTAATGTTTTTGAATAGTTCTAATAATATTTCTATCTATATAGAAATTATAATCTATATCCATGTTGTCTGCAAAATCATCAAAAGCCGTTGGTACATACATATCGTATTCACGTGAAATATACCAATTTTCTTCTTTTAGTTCAGGGTTATTTCGATTTTTAACTAAATCACTTTGCATTTCCTCAATTAAAAGATAACGAGGACGATCAGATATTTTTTGAGCCAGTGGTCCACCTTCAGGCAATTCACTTCTAATAGAAGAACGTGTATGGGCTATATTTTGTTTTCCACCTAGATGTGTATAGTCCTCAGAACCTGCATATTCCTGCTTACCTTGCACCGTTAATTCTACATAGTCTACTTCTTTGTCTGTTATACCCTGTCTTTGGTCGTCTTCATACTCTGTGTATTTATGTTTTTCAATTGTGTAATCTGTAGTGCCTTTTTCTTTTGCTAATGATAAAACTTCTTCTTTAGTATAACGGCGATTAGGATCAAGTTCAAGACCAAAAGATTCTAGCTCTGCTTTTTCTACGTTGGGAGCACGTTTATTAAGATATGCACTAATGTTTTCCCCTTTAGTTCCTTGCTTACCTATAGGCATTTCTTCAATAGCAGAATAAACAGGAGAATATAATTTTCCTATTATTTCTAAATCAGGCTCAACTGGATCACCAAAATAATCTGTTGGTGTTTCTATCAAGTCAGGAGATTCAAAAATCTGCTCCCTTGGCTTTACTAAAGGGTTTATTTTTTTCTTAGGTTTAGTGTAATTGGTAATATCAGGTATAGAACGAGTAGCTGTACGTGCTGCCTTTATACCAGAACTAAGAAGACCCATGTTTTAAAACCTCATCTCGTAGTAATTGTAATCTACGTAATTGATATATTGCACCCTGTGCTCTATACATAGCAATACTGTTATCAGATTGTTCCATAGCACGATGCTGCTGTGCTATTACTGTATCTAAATACTTACTGAACTGTTCCCATTGCTGGTGGTTGTTCACCAGACCCTTGAGACTGCTCAACTGCTCCTTGCTCATTTCCACTAAATCCTTGTTCCTGTGGTACTGGAACTTGTCCTGTACCTATAGTGCCCCCACCTGCACCCGTTGGGTCTGCTGGGTTTGCACCTGCTGGTGCTTGTCCTTCAGGGGGTTGCTGCTGTTGAAAGCCCTTCATAAGTTCAGCCTGAATAGCTGCCTCATCCATATTATTAGTTACTTTGTCAGGGTCAAGGTCAAGAGACTTTGCAATCTCTCTGATAATATACTGGAATTTTGCAAAAGGTGCAAGTGCTTGATTAGAAGATATTTGCATAAACTGCATCAAACGTTGGCTGCGTACTTCATTAGCCATAAGACTTTCTGTACCACGTGCCTTTACTTCTAAGTCTCCTTTGATGTTGGGATCAAAGTCAAACTGCATATTAAATCTAAATAGTCCCTCACCAAGAGGGCGTAGTAAGTAATCATCTACATTCTTAATAACATTCTTAATGCCACCCTGCGCAGCACCCATAAGCATACTAATACCAGAAGCAGTACGGCCTACACCTGAAACACCTGTCTGTCCATGTGCAAAGGATGGGAAGCCTGTAGACTCATCTGCCAGTACTCGTGCCTTATCAAATAGCTGTAAGTTCTCTGAAGCAACGTTAGGAAACTTAGTGCCAAAGATGGCCTGTCCGGGTGCACCCCCCTGTCTCCGAAACACTTTGCCGGGGTACACTGATAGGTCTTGTCCCGGCACTAGGTTAGTTTCATCTACCTCAATTAAAAGATTACCAGATAATACAGCATTGTCAACAGCCATTCGCATAAACCCATTCATAAGAGTTTGGGTATCATCCATATTTTCTGCAATACCTACCCCAAAGAATGAGTATGGGTTAAGTTCATAGGGTGCAGCCATATACGGAATACGGGCAGGTTTGAATGGATTAAGCACCATACGCAGGAGTTTACCATTACAAATCCATATGTTTGCTTGCAACTCATCTACATCTTGCAGTTCACTTGGTATATCTACGCCTTGTTCCATGAGCATGTCGGTATCACACATACCCCAATACTCAAGAACTTCGTAACGTTCAACACCATGCTCTGGTGCATAGTCAGACAAATCATCTTCCCAAGATTCGTTACTATAGTTTTCGCCTAGCTGAACTGCTTCATCAATCACAGAAGGTCTAAAGTGTGGTCGCCTTTTTAATCCACGCAATTGTGTACGTGACATCTTATGGCGTTCAATAACAAACTGAGCTTCATCCATATTGTTTGCATCTGGGTCTGGGTAAAAGTTCCACACAGATACATGGGATACTTGAGGAATAGTTTTCATAGTGGGTGAATACTCACCGTCTTCTCCCCAGTTAGGGTATTCCTTATCTACAGCAAACGGACCTTTCATTACGCCAGTACCAAACAAAGCCATTTCAAAGGCAGTACTACGCAAATGTTTACTTGCGCTAGATTCCTCTAGCTGATCGTGTATTTTCTTTTGCATCATCTTAGATGCTACCATAGCTGGACTAAAGGTAATTGCAGTAGGGGTTTTACCTACACCCTCACGTACACCGTCAATATCTTTTAGTTTATCTTCTAGTGGACCAAGACTTTCGGATAGTGTTCTAGCGGTAGAACCTGCTGGTAAGTCTTTACCATCACCTTTAAACCCATACGGATTTACCGCCTCATCCATACCAGACCTTTTTAGTTGCTCTGGTTCTTTGGGGTCAAAGTTTACATCAGCCACTACGCCATCAGGAAGTTCCGTAGGATCAACCGTTAATGGAAATTTTTGTCCAGCAAACAACACATCTACAATCTGACCGTATGCAGCAAGTGTTTTAGTTTTAGTTACTTTAATAAATACTCTTGACTTCTCAGCTTCAGTAAACTGTACATCAGAACCATAAATACCCCTATAGTTACGGTAAGCACGTAGCCAACGTTCTTCATCTTGTTGGCGATAGTCATCAGCACGATTATACTTTTCCATAATAAATGGAATTATGTTAGAGGTATCCACATCGTCTACGCCTGAGTCATCACTATCAGCTAAGACAATTGCATCGTCCTCAATAAAACCTTCGTTTTCTTCTGCCATTTATTTTTCCTTAATAGCCAAATGTAGCATCTGCCACTCTCATACCGCTTGAGTTATTATTTTGTGTATCAAAATCAAATACACTAAATCTTGGTCTTGACATTATGCCATAGCGCAGTGCATCATACAAGTGGTCTTCTGATAATGTATCTATGTCTTCTGGATTCTTTTTGTCAATAGGTAATGCTGGTAGCTGAGATATTATATTAACACAGTTATCAAAAAAGACTAGACGTGGTTCTTCTGTAAACTCATCTACCTGTAATCGTCTGTGTATTTCGTTCTTGCCTGATACCCTTGAACCTTTTGATCTATCTGATGGCCTCCACCTACAGCCTCTCATAATCATTTGTTCAGCGAGACTAGGGCCAGTATCACCACGCTTATGCCAAAGAGAAGAGTCCAGAACTCCGTATTTAATGTTTCCATCTTCAGCCTCTAGGTCTAATACCATGTCTGCTAAATCTGTAGCAAGAACTTTACTTACGTATAACTCTCTATAAACTACTAATTGTTCATTGGGTGTTATGGCAAACCATACCACACCAGATTTACTTCCGTATCCATAGTCACATGCCCTAAACTTAATCCAGTTACTAGGGATGTGAAAGGGTTCAACTACGTGTATGTTTCTATCAAACTCTGTAAAGGCTGCGCCTTCTTTAATATCCCAATCACCTTCAAGTAGTTGCCTACGTTGTTGCTCTGGTAGTGATAGAAGCATTGCCTCATAGTCACCCTGTTCTGCTAAGTAAGGATTATCGGAAAGACGGGCAGGTATAAACCTACGTTTGAATAAAGGTTTACCAGCTTTTGCATGTCCAGCAGGATAACGTAATACTTCAGTTGTTTCAATGTCTGTTGCATCAAACGATGTACCGTGTGGGGCAGGATCAATAAACATCTTTTTAACCCAATGATGTCCTCTACCTCCGGGGTTAGTAGTAGCTCTCATATATACAGGAAGATCGTGCGCTGTCGATCTCAAACGACTCCTCATATAATTCCAAGCAAATGGTGTAGGCCACTGGGTAAGTTCGTCAAAGCCAATCCAACTAAATGCAAGACCTTGGTATCTTAGTGCATCATCTTCCCTATCTAGGTAGGACATCCACAGTCTAGCACCAGAGGGTGCAGTCCACTGCATCTTACGTTCTGACCACTTAATACCGGGCCATATCTTAGGATACATTTCTTGGGACTTAAATATAAGTTCCCTTAGTTCCTCTGTGGTATGCCGCAATAGCAAACCTGAAAAATCTGGATGCCCCATAAAACGTAGAGGGTCTGCCAACATTGCGTATGACTTACCACCACCTGCAGAACCACCATATAGTACTTCACGTTCACCAGCAGCTAGGAAGCTAGTCTGTGGCCCAGCATTTGGTTTGAAGATAACATTATGCTGCTCTTCTACTGGTGCTAACTCTTCAACTATTACAGCAGGTTTAGGCTGCACTGCTTTCTTGGGTTTCGTTGCTTTGGGCTTTTGCACCGAGCCTTGTACGTTCAATTTCTTCCGCTTTGGCGATTGCCTTTTTCGCATAGTCTGCCCATCTGCGTAGGCTTCCAGCTTTGTTTTTTCTTCTTCGTTCATTGTCCAACCGTTTCTTTAATCCAACATGTGATATGTCTCTGCCCGTATTTCGTGTGAGCCAGTTAGCTACTTCACGATAAGAATACTGTTTCAAGTATTTCTTTGCTTGCATAAGCATATCAAGTTCGTGATCAATTGGCAAGAGTATTCCGTCATCATTTGGGTCTAATTCATATCCAAAGGGAACTGTTCTTGCAACACGTGGGATCGGAACCCATTCATTGTCTTCCTGTAGGTCTGTTGGTTGGGGTAGTTTCCACGTACCTAGTGGTTTAGTCATCTTCATCCTGTGATTGTTTTGGGGGCATAAGCATTACACCACCCTTTGCTTCTACTTGCATCTTCTCTGTTTTTACTAGGCCAGTACGATCTAGTAGTTCTTTGGCTGCTGCCATCTTGTCACGAATGCCTAGCTCAGTTGGGTCATGCAAAGCTCCAACCATTGCCATTGCAGCTTTAGGCACGTTACGTGCCAGATAACTGTGGGTAACACTAAGTATCTCCTCTTTTAAACTATTTGTAATCTCACGATTAGTAGTGTTGGGAGAGTAGCCAGCAAGTTTTTTAGCAGTGGTAATATCACCACCTGCCTCATCCATAAGGACATCTAAAAACTTTTGTTGACGTTCTGTTAATTCTCTAGCCATATTACATCATTTCAAAATGTGGGGCATCAATAAATGGTCTACGTCCTTGTGATCTACGTAAATCCACATAGGCATTCATAGCATCTTCTGCTGTACCCTGATACATACGAATGTCTCCCTCCGACCAAGCTGCACCCCACTTGATTGCTACACTGTTACGTCTAGCTGCTTCAGCCATTGCATCACAGATGTCATCATACACATTCAGTTCCCATGAGATGTCTGAGCCAAAGTATGCAACTAGGTCTACTGCTCTACCATCTAGGTGTTTACTTTTCATGGTCTGTGATCTACCAGATGCGTATAGCTTTTCCTGTTCAGCAAGGGTTCGTACACCATACGTAACTCCAAAGTCTACCTTAGTCAACTTAATAGCATCCATAACAACTGCCACTAGGTCTTTCTCTACACCTTCAAGTTTCTT